GCGTAACATCATCCGGAGAAATTACATATTCTCCGCCAGCCGCAACGATTTCGACTGGGGCTCTTCCGCCGCTCGCACGAGCGCCGTATGGTTTTCCCTCGGTGTAGGGCGAGGGGGAAGCTGTGTAGGGTTGTTTCTGCTGATTGAAGTAAGGTGACGAACTAAACATGCGCCGGGCGATTTTAAACCCTGCCATCGTGTTTCCTTCGCCCATGGACGAGATGATGTCGGCCGGGATAACATACGACCCCGATTCAACGTTCATCGGCAGATGGTCGGTGCGCCCTGCGACCGGGGAATGGATCGGGCCTTCATGGACCATGTGGCGGACAGGCTGATCCGAATGGACGTAGGACATGTCGCCTTTGTCATAGCTCATGTCAGCGAATGGGCCACCTTCGGCTTTTGCCGTCCGAGCAGAAACTTTAAATGCTTCAGCGGTCGATGCGCCTTTTTGGCCAGGCTTCCGCATATGTTCTTTCGAGCCATGGGCGATGCGCTGTTGCTTCGCGTGTATGTTCGCGTACAATCCGCCACCAGTCGCTTTCGTGTGACGGGCGGTGTTAAGCGCCGCAGCGATTGCTTGATCGCGAGGGTGACCCGCATGAATCATCTCGCTAATGTTGTGGCTGATCGTCTTTTGTGATTTACCGTGGGCTAATGGCATGACAACCTCAAGTGTAAGATACGGACGCCGTCGGCGTTCCAGTTTTGACGACCAACCCTGTTGCAAACGGTAATTGAAGCTGAATTACGCCGTAATTAGTTCCTGCAACAACACAAATTTCATTACCAGTTGTGTTTGCGGTATTATTTGTATCATAAAACGTCACAATATCGCCTGTTGTGATAATGCTAACCGTGGCAAGCCACCCCGCACTAGATTTAACAAGCTGTGTTGTTGATGCGGCGATTTTCTTGGTGCTATTTGTACCAGCGAGGCGATTTAATCCATTGACGTAAGCATTTATTGCTTGAACGCCGTTTTTTTGAGTGGTTAGGATATCGTCTAAGGATGCCATAGTTAGAACTTTCCATCCAATTGAAACCGATAACGGAACGCGCCAATACGGAAAAACGCATTAAGCTGTCCGTTTGCGCTTGTTCCGTCAGGTGAAGTTGAAACAGCGATTGACAAAAGACGGTTGCGAATACGGGTTGAAATATATTCCGTACTTTGCGTCACTGTGTAAGGCCCATATTGTGTGGGCGTATCGCCGGGATAATTTGTGCCGTAAAACGTAACATAAAGCGTTGCAGGAGTTGTTGTTCCACCTGTTCCGCCGCCAGCCGTTGTCCATTTGAAATCAGGCCAAATCTGATCAACAAAAATAAGATTATCCGCCTCATTCAATTGAATGTAACCTGTTTGGAAAGACGTAACCATCGGCAATGAACCAGCGTTGTAGCCTTGTTCGTGCTGATAGATGACGCCCTTTGAATCTGCTCCAATAGGCGTACCAAGCACCGATTGATCAGTCCACGCAGTACGGTCTAGCGTTCCATAATCCCATTGTTGGGTATTAACATTAAACTTTACATAGCTGTCATTGTAGGTTGCATTTGTAGAAGGATAATACCAAGTCACTTCTCCAAACACGGAGTTGGTGGCGCACCGAATTAATTGATACTGAGTTGTATTGATATTTTGAAACACTTTGTCCCAAACGGGGCACGGAATGGTTTGTGGACCACCAGATGATAGCATCATAAATTTTTGAGGTGACATCCAATAAGTAATGCCATTCATAAGACCGACTGCTTTTTTGGCAATCAAACCCGAACCGTCGGAAATTTTGTTGAACCCATAGACATTTGGCAAACCAATGTACTGCATTGCCCAAACAGCCAAGTCGGTCCAAATTAATGCCTGTTGTGGGCCTTGAATGGCTCCGACAATTAAAGACCCTTCAGGAATACGGTATGAACCTGCTTGGTTATTTGCCGATGCTATCCATGTTGTGGCATCTCCCGCATCTGACCACCTAATAAGAAGAGGGTCCTGAATACCTGTAGCGGTTGAACCATAAGCCACAATTTGCCGCGCTGGCATAGCGACAAAAATGCCTTGATTAACAAGCGGAGCAGTTGAAAGTAAATATGCTGTCGATGACCCAGTCGAAGGAGACCAATAATAAATCGGACCACCGGAAGTCGATGTCAATTGAGGACATGCTACAAGAATTTCGCCAAAATTATTAATCGTCCAATCAACTGACGTTATTGTGTTCGTCGGGCTAACTCCAAGAGCAAGTCCAGAACCATAACCGCCATAACCATATTGCCCAGTTCCATATCCACTGCTGCCGTATAAAGAAGCGATGTTAAAATAATAAACAAAATGCGCGTAACCATTATTCATAGTTACAGTATTTGTTCCTGTAGCAGCTGCTGAAACAGTTATTTGATATTGCGTTGAAGAGACGTTTGAAACAATGTAATTTCCGTAAACAGAATTACCATAAGCATTCGTTGCATAAGTAAAAGCCGCAACCTGTCCATTAATGTATGGATGATTATTTTCTGTGACTGTTACATAATTAAAATTTTGCGTGAACAAAAACGTCGGCAATGTTGCCGCAGCAGTTGTTGTAGAAGCGTTTAATGAGGCTGTTATCGTATAAACATTATAATACGTGCCTGTAATTATACCTGTTATGGTATAAGCGCCGCTTAAAAGTAAATTTGAAATGCTGATTGGCGTTTGAATGTTGACGGTATAGCCAACTTGCATTTGCATTTGGGTAGTTGTCGAACTGTATTGTGTTCCACTCCCTGAACCCGAAAAAGTAACCGCGCTACCGTTTAATGTCGTAGAAATTTGGTACGTCGTCAAAGTTGGATTGATGACGTAATAAGCGGTATTTGCACTGACACCAGAAGGCAACGATCCTCCAGTAAAAATAACCCGAGCTGTTGCAGCGGGGACAATTCCTGCAACTCCCGATCCTTGAGTGCCGACGGTAATAACGCTGTTGTTAAATGTGACGGATTGAACGCCTGTTCCAAAATCGTAAATTGTGACCGTTGGCGAATTTTGAGTAACATACGCTACAGGATTTGTGACAACCGTTTGCGTACCACCTTGAGAACCAGTGGTGACTACCGCTGTTCCGCCTATTGAAGTTGAAATTTGAAAAGTCGTCGCGCCAGCATTGATGACAAAATAAACAGTTCCTGCTGTTATTCCAGTTGGCAATGTTCCAGTTGTGGTGAAAACAACAGGTGTACCATTTGAAGGAACTGTTGTTGCGGGAGTTATGACCGCAGGACTGGCGATTGAAATCGTTGCTGTTTGACTTGTACCAACAAGAGAATCTCCTGCAATTGTTTCAGGAGTAATTGTATTAAGCGTGTTTTTCTGGTTTTGATTGATATAAAAAAGGCCCGTATTTGTTCCAATTGCCAATCGAGCATTGGCACTCAAATCTTCCCAAGGGCGCAATTCTGTGACGTTGCCACTTCCGCCGCTACCAGTAAAAGTTAAATTTGTCCAAGATTGCCAACCGCCAAGTTTTTGAACCAGACCTTTTCCATTTCGATCCGGAATAAATCGAACGAGTTGAGATGATGAAAAAGCAGCTTGGTTAAGAGCAGGAGTTTCGTTTGTATCGATCCCAGGAATCAGCGTCATGGTTGCGTGTGGCATAGGTTACCTCGAAGGAGTTGCCACAACAGCAGGTGAATAAGAAGTCCAACCACCCGCTTGGAACTTTTTGCGAGCTTCTTCAACGATTGCACTTTTCAACAATAAATCATATTGGCTTTCATAACTTTGCGCCATTGCTGGATCATCAGCTTGGCGACCAAAATTGCGTTGATAGGCGCTGAGGTAAATCATCGATGCCATGATCAAAAGATCTGGTAAATTTTGGCTTATAAATGTATAAGTCGTGTCGGCCGAACCCGAAACTGCATAGTTATAAAGCGTTGGTTGACGAGAAGTTCCTGTTATAGTGAACGTATATGTTCCACTTGCAGAGGTCCATGGGCCAAAAATAATATTTTGGTTTGCATCTGCAGAAGACGTGCTTGTCAACTGATTATTTCCATAAACTGCAAAATATTGCGGCGTTCCAGTAGAGGCATTTGTTGCATAAACATTTTGCAAAAAACTTTTTGCCACTGGCGTCAAAACAACCACGTTGTTGCTTGGATCAGTAACCGTTATCGTTTGAAGCGTAACAAACTCTTGAACCGGGAGCGAAAATTGATTTGTCGAGGTCGCCGAAACGGTTGTCGTTTGCTGATTTTGTGTCGCGAGAAAATCGAGATCGCGTTGAATGCGAAGCTCGGCGTAATTCAACATCTGCGGAATAATGGCTTGAAATGATGTATCAGATGAAGTAACAAGGCTATTCGGAGAAGTTCCGGTCGTAACGAGCGTTTGTTGCAAAATTGCCATAGTCGCAATCTGCGTCACGTAAAGGTTGTACGAAAGAGCCGTTGTTGCCGTGGTCATCTTTTAACCCCTATCCGGCCATCTTGGCAGAAATTTCTTTTACAAATGCAACCCGGTTGCTCCAGCCATGGCCATCATGAGACCAACCCGGCAAAGATTGCAAAAAGGCAAGCCTATTATCGCAGATTTGCGCCGATAAGTCAATGGGACTGATTGACTGAACCGCTGCTAATGTGGCAGGACCAATGGCTCCATCCTGAGTTACCCCGCAACAAGCCTGAAGAACTTTCGCTGCTCGCCCATCGCCTGAATTCACTTCAAAATCAAACACCGCATAATCAACTCCCAAAGGGAGGTCATCGCCGTGATTTTTATCCCAGTATTGGGTTTTGTAAAATGGCATAACAAGATCAGGCGTCAGTCCGCGCATTGTCTCCTCATCGACCTCATGGCCGACATAAGATTCCCATGCTCGCTTCGTAACACCGAGATTCGTCATTCCGCCCGGATCGAGCGGATCATTAACGTATCCGCCTTCTTCTTTCAAAACGAGCGCAAAACATTGAGCAAAATTACTCGCAGCCATTATTTTTCTCCGCAGAATTGTTTCCACTTATCGTCGTGGGCGAGAATCTCGCTGGCGGTTGGGGTCGAAAGTTTGTCGGCTTTGCGAACAAAAATAGGTTTTACCCAATCGCAAGAAGTGTCGACGATTTTTGTTTCGGGCTTCATGCAGGCAGAAAGGAAACTAACCATCAAAACGACGGTAAATAACTTACTTACTTTCATGGCTGGCTCCATTGCTTAGCGAGAGTGTCTTGAGGGGCAGGATCTTTCGCGACGGATTGATCCATGGCAGCTGCCTCTGCATCGACTTTCTGTTCATGCTGAATTGCGATGGCCTCCTCGCGAGCTTGCTCTGTTTCGGCGCCAATGCTTTTTTCGCGATTTGCCCAATAGGCATATCCCGCAACGAGCGCAAGCAAAATAAGAAAACGTTGTACCCAAGGATTAAGAAACAGGAGGAACATTTCCCGGCTCCGTTTTTGATTTTAATGAAAGCGCACCGCCGCCGCCAGCGAGAATTGCTGAAGCACCAATGGCCCAATTTTGGGGATCAAAATTGCCATGAGCGACAGCATGATATGCACTGACTGCGCAATAGACGACAGACATTTTGGCCCAAAGAATTCGGCCGATGTCCCATGTTTCGTTGTCCACACCTGTGAACAGATGCTTTAATGCTTTTAACATCACTTCACCGTAAATAAAAGAATGACGCCGATCGCGCCAATACCAAACACCAAAAATCCGATAATGCTACTTATCATGATCAGATCTTGTTGCATCTCTTGCTGCTGTTTTAATGCGGCCGCAGTTTCCCTTGCCGCATCTTTCCGCATTTCAATAACTTGCCTTTGAATTCCGTCCCATGCTGCGGCTCCATAGGTCGAAACGAACATATTTTTTACTTCAGCGGCCATCTTCTGGGCTTTAGCTTTTGCGGCGTATAGTTTGACGGCTTCGGCCTCAAAATCAGCCTTAGATTGGAACAGCTTTTTCTTGCGAGGAGCCGAAGTCAACTGAACGACCTGCGCCACACGAACAAACAATGCACCGACTTTATCGGCAGTATCCATCACGTCCTGACCGGCATCGACGGCTGACTTGATCGTGTTATATAAAGCCGTCGCGCCAGCGATCAGGGTGAACGGATCCAATTACGTCCCCCTAATCAGATAGCCGTTAAATAGCGCATTATTGGCGTTTGCACCACCGCCGGATGTTGTGCCGTTAATCGTAACGCCGCCACCAGAAGACGGTAACGTAATATTGACCGTACTAGACGATGGTTCTTGAATGTTCGTAGTTTTGAGTGTTGCGGTCATAATTTAATCTCACTCATAAAGGATGTTGATGGAGCCAGCGTCAAAAGTGTCAGTGCCGTTGACTGATGTGATGCGAACGCGGTCAAGAGTACCAGAAAGAGTTACGTTCCCAGTAGTTGTCATCATATAAAGACTGCTTGAATTTACTGTGCAATTTCCAGCGGCTACCCAAATATTTGACCCAAGCGTAGCAATTGTCGTAAGGCCCCCTAAAACATCAGCAGCGCCAGACATATTAAAACCAAAGCCAGTAGTATATGCAACACCGTTTACACCAGATACTGAAGCCCTTGTAGAGCCACTGGTATATCCACTTGTAGTAGGTGAACCAGCGCCAAGTTGTATTAAGATTTGGCTTGATCCGCTCAAACTGACGCCATTAAACATTACCGTAATGCGCTTTACCCAAGACGGTATAGCTGTAAAGTCAATGCTTGTTCCAGACGTAGACGCTTGCGACGTCCCCGACACAATATTCGTAGACACGCCCTGCACCGCAGCCGTACCCGTTCCTGCGGGAAGGGTAACCGTATTCGTCCCCGCAACCGATGCTGCTTGAACCAAGATCGTGCCAGACGTGGAACCTGTAAAGGTTGTCCCCGGTGTGGTTTCGCCAGTAGCGCCATTGATTGTTACGGTCATGGGTTATCTCACTCGTAAAGGATGTTGATTGAGCCAGCAGTAAAAGTATCAGTGCCGTTAGCCGCTTGAATTTTAATTTGTGTCAATGCAGAAGACAAAGAAACGCTGCCACCACCAAACTGGGCCGCAGTGGTGGAATATGATCCTGTATGGCTACTTATCCAAACATTATTAGATACGTTATTTAATACCATAACAGTATTTATTGTATTGGTGCCACTGGAGTTAAATATGGCAAATGCCGTTGTTGCACTTACGCCACCCGTAGTTGATGAATTTGAAACACCGATTCCAGTAGACGTATAACCAGTTGTTACAAAACCACCGCTTGTTCCAAGAACAATGTAAGGATTAGTTGGGCCAGAAACGCCTTGAAGCATAATCGTAATACGCTTTACCCAAGACGGAATACCCGTAAATGTGATAGCCGTACCAGACGTAGATGCTTGCGACGTACCTTGGACAATATTCGTAGACACACCCTGCACCGCAGCAGTACCCGTTCCTGCGGGAAGGGTAATTGTGCCCGACGCTGTGGCGGATGCTGCAAGTGTCGTTGTGCCGGATGATGAACCTTTGAGCGGAAGTCCGCTGCTCGCCACACCATTGATTGCAACGCCACCAGAAGAGTCAAGCGTAATATTTGCAACGCTGGAGGACGGCTCTTGGATAATAGTAGTTTTGAGTGTTGCGGTCATAATTTAATCTCACTCATAAAGGATGTTGATTGTGCCAGCAGTAAAAGTGTCAGTTCCGTTAACAGTTGTTACACGGACTCTATCTAATACTCCAGAGAGTGTGACAGTCCCACCACTTAATTCTGTAGTGGTCGTTGATGTATTGTTTGCCAATATGCCTGATGCGACATAAGAAAAACCTGTAACAAGAGATATGACCATTTGACCTTGAAAGGTATTAGCAGAAACATTGACTGCTGTTGCTAGAAATCCAGCGGTTGAATTTGCGGCTGATGCTCCAACACCTGCATTACCCAAATATCCCGTACTGGTGATTGAGCCAGAACCTATTTGAACAAGAAAATTTGATGTCCCAGAACTTGATATATTAAAAAACATAACCGTAATACGTTTTGCCCAAGAAGGAATACCAGTAAACGTAATAGCTGTGCCAGACGTAGATGCCTGTGCTGTGCCGGACACAATATTTGTAGAAACACCTTGCACCGCAGCCGTGCCAACGCCGGAGGGAATAGTCACCTGACCGCTTCCCGCTATTGCTGGAACCAATATCTGTACTGAGCCGCTTGTGTCGCCGTTAAGGGTAATGGATGACATGACTATCTCATTCGTACATAATGTTAATGTTGCCAGCGGTGAATGTACCTGCTGCACCAACCGTTGTGATGTTTACGCGGTCAAGAGAACTTCCAAGTGCAATGTATCCGCTTGTATAAAATGAACCGGGTTGCCCCCCACCTTGACTACCAAGGAAGCTGCTGCATACCCATGTATTCCCAGTAATAAGATTGAATACTAATGAGCCGTAAACAACTTCGGTCGTAAGACCACCGTAAGGAATTTGAAATCCATTGGTGGCAGTTGTGTTGGAAAGGCTTGTAGTGGCATAACCATAAGTACAAACGTATCCACTTGTGACAATGGAACCATTCCCAAGCTGGATTAATTTATTAGCGGAGCCGTTTTGACTGACCCCTTGAAACATTACCGTGACACGTTTTGCGTATGATGGAATACCTGTAAATAAAATTGCCGTACCCGATGTGGTAGCCTGAGCCGTACCGCTTACAATATTCGTAGATAACCCCTGCACCGCAGCCGTTCCAGAACCTGATGGAACCGTTATCGTTCCGCTTGAAGAGGCTAAAACTGTTCCCGTCACCGCAGGAAGCGTGAGCGTATTCGTCCCAGCTACCGCCGTTGGCGCAAGCGTGATTTGGCCGGATGTTGAACCCTGAAGCGTAAGATTGCCCATATCACACCACCGTCCATGTTGAAGTTGATGGAATCGTTACAGTAGCGCCCGACGCAATCGTCACTGGTCCAAACGTACCAGCGTTATCTGCAGAAGGGATTGTGTAACTATTATTCACCGTTTGACCGTTTAAATAAAAAATTGCATCACCACCGGATCCAGTTGCTCCGCCACCGACGTTACTGGCAAGATACATATTAACGCCGTCTGTGTAGACATATGAAATTGTTCCAGCGGCTAATTGAATACCCGCCGTTCCACTGCCAACAACCGTGAGCGTAACCGTTTGAGTATTTTGGTTTGTCGATGAAATATTATTGGCAACAATATAAGATCCGCCATATCCTGAAGGAATTGAAATTGTGGCGTTTGTCGTCATCACCCCAGTGGCTGTTATTGTCCACTGTTGGGCAACATACCATTGCGGCGCGGTAAGCGTTGTTGGAGGTGATGTTATTGTAATGGCTGTCGGCGTGGAAAGCGTTTGAGATCCACCTGTTCCAACGGAAATGGCAAAAGACGAACCAAACAAATAATCCAACGCGCTGATATTAATATTAAGCGGCGTATTCCAATTCGTATCGCCATACGCTGGTTCTTCAAGAAGTTTATTGTTGGTAATCGCATTGGTCATGGTTATTTATCCACTTTATTGTCGAGTTTATCGAATATTTTGGTCAACATCGACTCGATGCGGTTCAAATGCGAGGCTAAATCGTCTTTCGCAACATATTTTTCAGCAAAAGACGTTTCTCTTTGGGCAATAGATACCTTCAAGTCACTGATCTGAGCCTGATTGGATTTGATTGCCTCTTCTTTTTGGCGATACAAATAACCAAAAATCGTCGTCACGATTGTGATGAACGCTGTCAGGCCAATATTTGCTAAAGTTTGCAAGTCCATAATCAGCCCCACGGATTTGGTAATATGGTTGGCGTATAATAGTTGTTAGCGATTTGTTGAGCAACGTCATTTTGAGTTGCGGTTACCTGAGCTGCACCAAGGCTTGCTTTTACCCAACCGACGACTTGATCTTCGGTTAGATCCGCGTATGGCGTGTATGGGGCCGCTGGATCAAGTTTAACATTAGTCGAGCCAACAATCGCGTCTGTATATGTGCCATCTGTGCCATTGCATGCCCAGTTTACTTGGAACACAACATCCGTCAAACCCTCTGCTTGAGGGTAAGACACCATGTTATTAACGATCCAAGTGTAAGTATTAGCCATGATTACGACCAGTTTCCTACGGTTACGTTGGTGGTGCTGTTTGTTCCGCTAAATGGCGAAACTTTGAAGAATGAACCGATACCCACAACTGCCGCAGAAGCAACCGTTTGGCTGAATTGCGGGATGACCGTACCTGTAACAGTCACGTTAAGAACGCCCCTGATCCACATATAAGCAGTTGTGGTGGCACTTGTTGGCGTAATAGCGGCATTGGCTGTGGTGTTGAAGCTGGTAGATGCTGTAGCCGCCGTACCTGCCGCCACACGCGCACCTGTCGCTTGCCAATATTGCGTGTATGTTGCTCCACCCGCCAAAGCAAAACCAAATGTACCAGTCGCCGCCAACGTAGAAAGAGTAACGTAGCACTCAAATTGATACGTTCCGACAGGAAGCGTAACCGCACCGTTTGTTGTATTGTTAAATAGTTTTTGAACGCCCGTGGCGCTTGTAAGCGTGTATGCCGTATTCAACACAACAACTTGTTCCGCAGCAACCGTAGAGCGAGTGCTTGCGGCAGGGCTGAAATACTGAACAGAACCGTCGTATTCAATCGCACCCGCCGCAGCGGTGGTCAGGTTTGTGCCGGATGTTAATTGAATTGGAGCAATTGCGTTTGTGCCAGCGGCTGTATTTACAAATGCCGCTGTAGAGTTTGCCTTACCTGCACCAACAAAAGTAAAGCTACCAGCCGCACGGGTTGTGCCGCCAATGGTCATATTATCAATTGTGCCAGTAATAAGAGGTGAAATTATAACCTGCCCAGAAGTAGAAAGGTTGGCGCTATTGATAGCTGTCAAAACAGTAAACGCGCCAGTTGAGGCGGTCGTCGCACCAATCGACATATTGTTGATCGAACCGGCAGTACCAGATGAAATCGTGATCGTGCCAGCACCTGTCGTGGTGTAAGACTGGTTGTTGGTTGTCGTCTGGAATGTAATTGCGCCAATTGCGTTGATCGAACCTGCAACGCCAACCGTGGTTGTGCCTACACCGAGCGCACCGGCCATATAGTTGTTGGCTGTGCCGCTCATATACAAATTCCAGCGGTTCGCGCCGGATGCAAGGCTTCCTAAGAAACCATATGCATTGGTGACAGTCGCCGCACCTTGCGTTCCAATGGTGAATTCCGCTTGGAACCCAATCTGGGTTGTTATTGTTGAACCAGCGCCACCGACTGAAGGAGAAGCATAAAAATGAGCGGTTGTTCCAGTTGTAAATGAAGCTGCGGCGGACGATATAAGGCTTTGGATACCAGCGGCAAATGTCGTCACACCAGATTGAACAATACCAGCAAGGCTAACAGCGGCGGCGGCGACACCTCCAGTGATATTAGCACCAATTGAAAGGTTGCTTGCGGTTAAATTTATTGAACCGATGCCAAAGTTGCCAGCCATGTAATTGTTGGCTGTGCCGCCCATGTACAGGTTCCAGCAGTTTGTTGCCGCAGCAATTGCACCGTAAAACCCATAAGCATTGCTAATAGTTGCCGCACCTTGAGTGCCGAGGGTGGCGTTGGCCAAAAAACCATATTGGTTTGTAATTGTTGAACCAGCGCCGCCAGCGGCGGGGTTTGCTTGAAAATGTGTAACAGAAGTAGTTGTAAATGATCCTGCGGCAAGTGAAATATTAGAATAATATGACGACGCAAGCGCAGTTACGCCAGATTGAATGACCCCAGTGTTTGAATGTGCATATGCCGTCGTAGCGCCAGTAATCTGGGCATTGGTAACCAAATTTACGCCAGTTGTCGTGCCAGATGGGCCGATGCTGACGTTGCCGCTGCCGTCGATACGCATACGCTCTGTACCACTTTGTTGCCAAATAAATTGGTTGTAAGGTGATGCTTGCGTAGCGTTTTGAATATAATAACCTGTAGAGTTATCTCTACCTATGTCAAAACCATTTGATGTTGCACCAAATCTAATTGTTGCACTTGCTGTGCCATTACCTATTTGCAAGGGGACTGCTGGCGAACTATTGCCAATACCTACGTTTCCTGACGTATCCAGCCGCATTTTTTCAGCGCCGCTGGTATAGAAGGTCATTGGAGCATATGAAGCAGAGACAGAAGCAACTCCAGAATTGATCCGCATCTCTCCTGTTCTTGCTTGAACACTAGCAATTATTGCCGTTGATGTTCCGCTGGTATCTGAACTAGATAATGAGCCAAAATAAGACAGCGTTCCAGTTCCATTTGGTATGGAAAGAACCGATGTATTACCGTTTGTTGTATTAGATTGAAATGCAAATAAATTGGCAAGTGTGGCATTGCTAAAATCAGCAAGGAAACGGGAGCCAGTGCCAGTAAAAGTGATATTTCCACTGTCAGTGATTGAAGGTGAAGTGACGGATGTAGAGAAGGTGGCAGCACCAGTAGCATCGATCAAAAGACGCTGTGTGCTGTTCGTGCTGAGAGCGATCTGGTTCGTCGCAGGGCTGTAGATGCCAGC